CTACTGGTGCTTGAAATACTAATGTTGGTTTCATATTATAACTCTATTAACTTAAATTTTTGTTTTGGTTTCCAATTTTCAAATGCACCTTCCATACCATCTACTAATGATTGACACATTGCTTCTCTACTTAATTTACCTTCTCCTAACATCCACTTTCTACCTTTCAATGCAGCTGCATCTCTATCCTCTTTTGGCATCTTATACCAATCCATAATCAACGGAGTGATATCTTCAAAGTCAACTCTATCGTCAAAAATGTATGGAGTAGGAACTGAACCTGTTGTTGAACGAACTGGCCAAATTGGTTTAACCCAAACACCGTGTTTAGTATTTTCATATTGTTTTTTATCATTTAAAGAACCAATTTTAACATAGTCTTCTGCGGTTAGATATTTACCATCTATTTCGAATCCACATTGGTCTTGCATTCCACCCGTTACATTTACAATGATAGGAGTTCCTGCCATTACTGACTCTGCAGTTGCTAATCCAAATCCTTCGTTTGAGGCTACATTAATTGTTACATCACCCATATTGTAAAGATAGTTCAATTGTTCTTCGGAATATCTATTAGGTGCAAATACTACATTTGTTTCAGGTGAACAACATTCTGCAATTGTTCTTGGTAAATCCGTTCCATGTTCTTCGACAGGTTGAGTATGCATTAATAAACATACTTTATCTCTTTTTTCTTTTGGTAATTCTTGTACAAATTTATCAAATGCCAATATTACATCAACGGGTTGTTTTCTACGAATATTTCTATTACTCCAATATAAAACAAATTCATATTCTTTTTCACCAAATACACTTTCTTTAAAGTCTTTTGGAACTTCTACTGGTTTGTATAAGTCGGAATTGATACCATGTGGTACATAACTTACTTGCCAATCTGCAGGTTTAGTCCAATGTTTTTCCTTATCCCAACTCCAAACTCTTTTAGTAATACCATAAGTTTGTTTTGAAATACATCCAATCCAATCACAACTTTCGTAGTAATCTCTATTATATTTTGGGTCTGGCAAATCATCCCAAATATGATAAAAGAATAAAGGAACTGATTGACGAACTTCATGTTCCATTTCATATAACCAAATCCAATATCTCGGGTCAGTAAAGTGTAGAATTGCATCAGGTTTTTCAACCATTAGTAATTGACGAATTACATCGGCATTACCATAACCATCAAATGGATATATTTTAACACTTGCATCTTTTACGCCCGTTTGTTCTCTAACACTATCGTTTAAATCAAATACTTTACCTGCTTCAGGATGTTTGATTGCTGCACCTAATTGTACCCAATCGTATTTATCAACAGTTCCTAAAACTAATTGCTTAGAAACATTTGCAATACCACTTGCCATTCTTAAATCATCCGCCAATAACAGAATTTTCTTTTTTGCCATAACTTTTAAAATATATATTGTTTAATTTAAATTTTTTAATCCTCTATCACATATTCCTCTATCAAAAAACTCACACCATTCACATAGTTTGGTTGCATTCTTTGGAAATTCAATGTCAGTTCTATAATTACCATCGTTGTCAAATACACTCTCTACAAACTCCGTAAAACCTTTCCAGGCTTTATTCACCGATACCTTACCATTTGCGGGGATGTGTTTACTGATTCTATGTGTTGGGATGTCCTCTCTTACTTCTACCTTTCTTTTCAATATGATAAATTCAACATCAATCACATCTTCGGAAATACCAATCAATTCGGCATAGAACTTTTTGTATAATAGAATTTGTGTACTTTTAACTGGGTCTGATTTTTGATATTTACTCCAACCTCTTGTAGAAGTCTTAAAGTCAATTATTCTATATCTGCCTGTAAATGTATCTCTGATAATTAAATCTATGAAGCCCATAAAGTTTACATTCTCAGAAATCTTTGTGTTTATAGGTTGTTCAATTGCTACCAACTCATCGTGTTTTAACGAAAAGAATTTGTTAAAGTTTTTGGGTTTTTGAAACCAATCTAATAAGACATTTCCATCTTCTAAAAACTCTACCATTTCTTCTTTGGTGCATATTGTAGTATTTCCTATTTCACCTTCTGTTTCTTTGAGATATGCATCTCTCATTCTTTCTTTTAGATACTCCTTTAAGTCAATCATTTTGTCAGCTTGTGACTTTGATATTCTTAAACACTTCTCCAAATAGTTTTGGAGTGTCTCATGCATTGCAGTTCCAAAGATTGAATGAATGTTAGAGGAGTTTTCCCCTAACTTATCTATGTATGCTAATTTGTATTGATGTGGACAACTATGCCACATACTATATTGTGAAAATGATACTCTTGCCATATTATATCTAATATAGACAATTTATTTGTATTTACCAAATTATATTGTAGTTTTATTTATATATTTTCTCAATATAATCTTTAATTATATCTGACCACATAGATGCCGATTCCTGATTTGGGTGGCCACTATTTTCTCTAAAATAATATTCACTATCATTGTGATTTTTTTCTCCTATTTCCATAACAAATTTCATCATTGTTGGAATTTCTTTGAATATTTTTTTATTTGAAAATATATTTCGTATCATATCTTCGTGTATAAAATAACCATACTCTCTGTGTACTAAAGATTTTTTATAATCATTTGGAAATTGTATATCCAATGATGTTAATATTTTAAATTGTTCGTTTAAATTATCATTCCAAGATTCTTTTAAATAATATGAATTATTAACTTTGATTGGATTGTGGTCATTTATTCCATCAAATATAATATATGGATATCCATTTGATTCAAAATAAGATGTAAGAGATATTATGTTTTGTAAAGTTTTATATAATGCAAATGTTATATTGCTGTAAATATACACCAATTCTTCTTTGTTTTTATAAATCCAACTTTGAACACCATTTCCACCTTTATTCCATTCCATACCTTTTAAAAAACATAAAGGGGTTACTTGCCATTCTTGTGGTTTGTCTATACCATTATCAAAATATATGTGATATCTTAAACATTCACTCAATTGAATTACATATATTGAATTTTTTGCAATATCTTTATTCATTTCAGAAAACTCAATAGTTCTCCAACTTATAGAATCATTTCCACTTCCACCTTTTCCTAAATTTATAAGTTCTAAATCCAATTTTTCACCTAAAAATTTTGCCCACGATCCATCATTCCCTAATAAATGCCCTTCTGTGAATGAACATCCATTTGTTATTAAATATTTTTTATCTAACATTTATATTTTAAGTTTCAATTTAGTTATTTGTTTTTTATCAATACCATATTTTTCACAAACATATTTCATATATTCTCTACCTTCTCGTGTTGAATAAAGAACTTCCAAATATTCATTGGCTTGATTTTCTGAACAATCGTATTCTTTCTTTAGTAAGTCAACTATGAATTGTTCGTATTTATCTTCTGATTTTCCTTTTATATATTTCAAAAAGTATTTACCTTTTGGAATAACACTAATATACAACTTATACATTTCTTTTGGTTGTAGAGTTTGTGTTAAAGGCAATAGAGATGCTACCAACTCAACCCATTCAGGCTTCATTGATAGAAATCTATTTATCATAAAATTACTCCAAGTCTTAACATCTTCGTCAGATAGTTTGTCAAAATACTTAGGGTCTTGTATGGTAGTTATTGCATTGATATGGTCAAACAATTTTGCTGCCATTATTCTGTAATTTTTGTTTCTTGTAATTCTTGTGGTAATAATTCGTTTAATGCTTTACCACAACTTGCACATACATACAATTCAATAGGCATAACCGAATCTTTTGGTTGTCCTGTTAATAAACGAGATATCTTTTTAAATCTATATGCTGGTAAAAATATCTTTCCACCACATTCACAATCCATATCTCTTGCATCGTTTAAGTTAAAATTCGTTGGTAATTGTTGTCCTTGTTCCATTTTGTTTATTTTATAATGTTTAATATTTGTATAATTGTAGACATAAATACGATTTCCTTATCTACTACCAATGCATCTTTTGAAAGACCATCTGCAATAGTTAAAATCACATTTGCTACATTTCCTGTTGCGTATTCATCCACTTTGTCGTATAACATTGTATACATTTCGGAATAGTCGTTTAATTTGTTATCTGCTACCGACTGTCTAATTTTCATAAACATATTTCTTTTGTCATCGTTTTCCTTTAACAATTCAATAAGTTTAGTTGCAAAGTTTGCCTCAACCATTACTCTATGGTCTACTTTCAATTCACCTTTTGCAGATTGTAATTGACAAGTATTAAGTATCCTTCTAATGTCTGGATAATATGAATTAATCACATCAGCCATATTCTTTGGTTCATACTTAATCTTTTCGGCATCTAATATCTTTGCTACCTGAATTGCTACATCCTTTTTAGTCGGAGGTGTGATTGCGAAAGATTGACATCTACTTTGAATAGGGTCAATGATTTTCTCAATATAGTTACAGGTTAAGATAAAACGACAATGCTTACTGAATGTTTCCATTAAGTTTCTCAAAATCGCTTGTGCTCCAGGTGTCATATAATCAAACTCATCTAATATGATTACTTTGAAGCCTGCAAAACCAACCGATGATGCGAAGTTTTTAACTTTCGTTCTAACCGTATCAACATTGTTTTCATCCGATGCGTTGATAATCATAAAGTCACATTTGATTGTGTTTACGATTAACTTTGCAAGCGTGGTCTTACCCGTACCCGCTTTTCCGTATAACAACAAATGTGGTATATCGTTTGCATCCAAATATTGTTGGATTGTTTCTTTTATAGTCTCATTACCAACATAGTCAGCAAGAGTTTGTGGGCGGTATTTCTCCACCCACAAGCTATGTTCTTTTTTATTGTTTTCGTTTGCGAAAAAACTCATAATTGTTTTATTATTGATTCTGCTAATATTTTATGTCCTTCTATACATAAATGAGTATCGTGTGATGCAAATTTAGTGTCTTTAAATTCGGGTTGTTGATTTATAAACATATTATTTGATTCAGCCCATCTTCTAATCATATATTCACCATCAATAGAAATCCCATATTTTTCAATTTGTTCTTTAGATAAGATATCTTCCCACTCATTGCTATGAAATATAATTTTAAGTTTGTTTGGAAAATCTTTAAACTTATTTTCTAAATCTATAAAATATTCCAATTGTATTTTTTCAATATTTTCTATGGTGTAGTCTATTTCTTTTTGAGTTAAAAAATTATTATTTAACATAAAATCAATAGTTTCTTTATGACTTTGCCATTCATGCATATTTTTTGTAAAATATCTACCAAAATGTGTTAATTGAATAATAAAATATTCATAATCTTTTATATTATGTTGGTTTAAATCAAATAAAATACGACCATTTCCTTTTCCATTTCTAGATTTATTTATTTCTTCAAATATTAAATGTTTTGAAACAATTGAACTATATCTATTCTTCTTTATAAATTCCAAATCTTCTCTTGTAAATTTATATTTGCTCATTCTATTATGTTCAAATATATCTAAAGAATTACAATATAATTCTAAACTTTGGCCGAATGTATAAGAACATCCATCAAAATATATTTTCTTCATATTATTTTCCAGTTGAACCGAATCCACCTTGACCTCTTTCGGTGTTTGTTAATTCATCTACTTCTTTAAATTCAATTGGTGGGTGTGGAATAATCATAATTTGACAAACTCTATCACCAACTTTATAACTATCTCTTTCAATATTGTCAATTCCTTGTATTTTATTGAATGTTGCTTGAATTTCACCTCTATAGCCACTATCAACTACACCAACCGAATTACTCAATTGTAAGTTTGTTTTTCTGATAGATGAGCGAGGAAAAATTAATCCTACAAATCCTTTAGGTATTTCGATTGCAATATCGGTTCCATATGTAATAGAACCTAAGTTTTCATTTATTATTTTTGTTGCAATCACATCCATACCTGCATCACCTTCTTTTGCGTAAGTTGGAATTACTGCTTCTGGACTAAGCTTCTTTATTTTTACTTGCATTTTGTTCTGCTCTTTGTTGTTTTGTTTCTTCACTAATTTCTCTCGGGAATATTCTAAAAGTCATTCCGTTTTGTTGAAAATTTAATCCTTCACCTTCTGTTGGTTGTAATTGTAAAACCAAAGGAGTAGGTTCTTCACCTTCATTTGACCATGCAAATACTATTGGTTCATTGTTAAAGAATTGAAAACACCATTCCGCATCTTTAATTGGTTGTGCTTCTGGAATATTTACTTCTTCTTGTGGAGATAATTCATAACCAACTTCTGTTGGAAATAATTCTAATTGTTCTTTTGCCATTTTATTAATTTGAAATTTCTACTAAATAATATTTACATACAAAATCATCAATTTGAAATTCAACATTTGATAAACCATCTGTTGAAACTTTTAATTTTGCATTAGTTGCTTCTTTGTTTGCAGTTAAAATTTCTTTCAAATACTTTGCTGAGAAAGAAATTGGTTTTACTGTTTCTGCATAATCTTTTTGTGCAGTAAATGTAACTCGGTTTGTAGAGATAGAAGAATAACCAATTGCCATCTTCAAATCACCACCTTCGGTAAAGATTGTGAAAGTATCTACATCACTCAATGCACCTTTTGCTTTGATAAATTTGTCAATCATATTGGATGCCATATCAATTGAAATACCAAAATCAGGTAATGTTTTCAAATCTGGAACCGGAGGAATAACTCCTAAATCTGCTAATTGATATGATGTTTCAGTTTCTTCTGATGCTAATTTTAGTGATACTGATTTTTCACCCGCTTTATCAACTTTCAATGTTAAATCACTATCCAATACACCAATCATATTTTTCAATAATGATGTTGTATAAATACCAACATTCATTGGTGTAGATGTGTAAGCGTTAAACTCTACTTCACCTAATAATGTTTTATCGTCTGAAATAAATCTAACCGATAACTTTGTTCCTTCTGCGTTCCACGCTACTGATTCAATAAGTCCACCTAGTGAATACTTTTGAATAAATTTTAATAAATTGTTTTTGTTCATGTTTTATGTTTTATATTTTACTAATATACGAATAATTTTTTAGATTTCAAAATTTTGTTTGATATGATTTAAAAGTTTTTTGGAATATATCTCATTTTGTT